GGGTGGCTCGTCGCCGGCGCAACCCTCAGCACAAAATACGGAGAATCCGCAGGACAAGACCTCGGGCAACCCGGAGCCCTCGTCACCGATGGCGGTTTCCGAGAACCAACGGGCCGAGGTCAGGGACACGCCCTACGCCCGACAACTGACGACCGGGGGAGGGAAGCCGGGTCAGGGCTACCCGACGATCAGGGACGGGCAGACGGTCCGACGCCTGACCCCGACGGAGTGCGAACGACTCCAGGGGTTTCCGGACGGGTGGACGATCCCGTGACGGCCTTCCACGCTAAACAGGACCCGATCACCGGAGAGGGTTTTACCCCGGCACTCGGGGCAACGGCAGCGATCGGCCACAACGGACGCGGCGAGGATCGGGCGACCTGCGCCTACGACCCGAAACCGGACGGCCCCCGGTATGCCCAAATGGGAAACGCCGTCACCGTGAACGTCGCCGAGTGGATCGGTCACCGCCTTCGGGAGTTCGGATGAGGGTCCTGATTACCTCCAACTCGCACCGGCATTATGACCGGACCGGGACCATCACCCGGAAGATCGGCCCGATCGGTGGCCGGACCTATTGGACCGTCCGCCTCGACTCTGGCGGGGTCACGACGGTTTCCGACGGGCAGTTCTCGATCGTGAAGCGGCAGGAGTCCGACCGATGATTGAGATCCTGATCGGAGCCTGCCTGCTATCCGCCGCGATTCTGATCGTGATCCTGATCCTGGCCGAGGGGTCGCGATGACCGTCCGCCGCGACTGGTCCGACGCCCGTCAAAAGATCGAGGACGAGGGCCGGTGCCGCCTCTGCTCGGTGACCGGGGTCAAAATCGACGCCGCGCACGTCCTCGCCCGCCGCTACGACCACCCCCGGGTCGCGGGCTCCTCGACGAAGGTCCTCTACGTTCACCCCGACTCGGTCCTGCCCCTCTGCTCGGACTCGGTCGTCGAGTCGTCAACCGGTCCCGACGGAGTTCCCGAGAACCGCGTCCGGCAAGGTTGCCATACCCGCTACGACGCGGGGGAGGTTTCGATCCTTGCCGTCCTGACCCCTGACGAGCAGCTCCGGGCAGTTCAGGACGCGGGAGGGATCGAACTCGCCCGTCGCCGGATCGACGCTCCGGACTACCGGCGCGAGATCGAGGAGGCGCGGCGGTCGTGACCGATCTCCTCGAACGGGACCGGGAGACCGGTCAGGTCGGCGAGGACGAGGTCGCCGCGATCCTCGGTCGGGCCTGGAGGTGCCAGGTTCGACCCTCGCCGCGTTTCTGCCCCTATGACTTCGAGCTGGACCGCGCCGGCCGGATGGCCGCAATCGTCGAGGTGAAGACCCGGCGATGCTCGCACGACAAATACGACGAGACCTACATCACCCTCGAAAAGTGGTATCGCCTGTTCGACCTTTCCCGAGCCTTAGACCTCCCCGCCTTCTACGTCGTGAACTTCACCGACGAGATCCGATTCATCGACGCGACCCGAATCGACCCCCGGAAGTTCGAGACCTGCGGCCGGACCGACCGGCCATATATGCGCCACGACATCTCGACGAAGATCCTCGTCCCGGTAACAGAAATGGGGAGGGTCGCGAAATGATCCCCCCGCACCTGATCGACCGGGGGATCGAGGCGATCGTCCGACGCCGGGAGGCCGAACTAGGCGTCCGGTTCGTGGTCGTCGACGTAAACGACCCGGAGCCGGTCGGTGCCTCGACCGCGCCCGACGTAGACCGCCGCGATAACCGCGAAGGCGAAGGTCGATAGATCGTGGTCCGACGGATCGGAAAGGTCGACCGAGTAGAGGGCCTGCCCCTGAACGGCCTCGTCGCGGACCCGTCGGGCCTCGTCCAGGGCGCACGATCGGAGGAGGACGCCCTTCTGCCATCGGTCAGGGCCGAGACTAGAACGAATGGTCAGGTCCCCGAGAAACGCGTCGAGTTCCTCCTCGGCCGCGATCACGGCCCGATCGAGGTCGGAGACATCGACCCCGGCACCGATCAGGCGGCGGTCGGCGATCGCCTCCCGGACATCGTCGAAAATGAAGGGCTCCACGATCGACGCCGAGATCACCGCGCCCTCCCCGCAACGGGACCCGCACCGGTAGATCGGCCGGTCGTGCTTAGGGCCTCCGAACCGGTTGCCGACCATCGGGTTCTTACAGTTCTCGCACCGGAGGAGTCCGACCAGGGGCAGCGATTCAGGCCGCCGTTTCGACCGAGCTGGGTCAGGGGCAGCCGCCCGGAAGGTCGCGGGGTCGGTCAGGGGCGGGTGCGAATCGGTCGCGACGAGGTCGCCGTAATGGATCTGCCCGAGGTAGAAACGGTTCGTCAACCATCGCCGGACCTCCGAAGGGGCATAGGGCCGACGGCCCTCGACCGGGACCCGGCTATTCACGAACGCCGCGATCGAGGCGAGGGTATCCCCGGCAGCGGCCCGTCGGAAGACCTCGGTCACGACCGGCCCGGTTTCGGGGTCAGGGATCACGGTCCCGACGGCCGGTTCGTCCCCGGTCATCCGGGCAGCCTCGGCCGGCGTGACCTGATTGGCCCGGGTCGCCGGAGACTTCACCCGCAGATACCCGAACGGGGTCGGCCCGATCGGAGCGCCTCGGGCGACCGCCCGGGACTTCGCCGCCCTCCATCCCGCCTTCGACTGATCGAGGAACAGTTCGGCATTAGCGAGGAACGAGGTCAACATAAACCGGCCCTCCGGGGTCCCGGGACTGATGCGTTCCTGGCAGGAGGCGAAGACCTTCCCCGAGTCGTGGAGTTCACGGATCACCGAGGCACCGTCGGCGACCGACCGGGCGAAACGGTCGATCCGCATAACGACGATGCCATCGAGTCGGCCTGCCCGGATCTCACCGAGGGCAGCCTGAAACCCGGGGCGGTCCAGGGTCCCTCCCGAGTAGTCCTCGTCGGTAAACCATCGGGCGATCGTCCCGCCCATCTCGGCGGCATAGGTCTCGACCGCCTGCCTCTGGAGGTCCGGAGAGATGTATCCTTCGCCCTCGCGACCGCCGACGCGGGAGACGCGGATATACCCGGCGAGTTTCATCCCCTTTATTATGCTCATCTCCACGAATCAGTTCAGGTTCGTCCAATAGACCATACACGGACCGGGAAACCGGCTCGTCATCGTGAATCGAGGGCCGCGTGAACTGGATCGGCGACATCGACGACCCCGAACTTAGGGCCGAGATCCGGGCGGTCCTGGCCCGTCTCGAACTTCTATCTGATGCGTCGGCCGCTACCCCCGGGCGATCGTCCCGGTCCTCGGAGACCCCGATCGGTCCCCCCGGGTTCGCCGGACTATCCGCCCTCGACTGCCCGCCCGAGGACCGCAGCCTTTACGAACATTTCCGGTATCGGTTCGAGAACGCCGTCCGGTCAGGGGCGACTCGGAAAACTCTTTACTTCCTCCTATGGGAGGCAGAAAAGGCCCTACGCCTCCGGATAGTCCGGCCCGAGTCCGACCGGCAGGCCCTAGTCCTGACCCGGGCCGACGAGGACGCCCTGATCCGCCGAGTCCTGACCGACTACGAGGGGCAGCACTCCTACCGGGTTCACCTCGACCTCGACCTTCCGCAGGGATGGATCGAACGGATCAGGGAGCAGGACGGGCGGGAGCCCGAAACCGGTTACCGCCGCCCGAAGTGGAAGGACCTTGACGATCCGATGAAGCGGTCGATCGTCTCCGGCCTCCGGGATCAGGGGAAGACCGTCGAGGAGACCGCCCGATGGCTCGGAGTCTCGACCCGGACCGTCGTCACCTATTCGAGGGCGGCAGCGTAATGACCGATCTCGTCAAGGCCGACCGGCCCGACCTGGCCGCGATGACTCTGAACGAGTTAGCAGCGGAGGCAAACGCGCAACACGCCCGAGTCTTAGCGGCGGCCTCAGAAATGTTTCGTCACGCAATCGCAGTCGGAGCGGCACTAGAGGCAATCCGAGACAAGACCTTAGCCGGCAACTGGGGGAAATGGTGTGAAGACAACCTCGATTTCACCCGCGTAACGGCAAACGTTTATCGGAGGATTTTCTATTATCGCGACTGTCTATCCGAGACCGAAGGTTTGTCAATAGCGCAAGCCGTCGAACAGTTGCGGGGTAAACCGAGGATCGACTCGGGTCCGGTTTATCGCGGACTTCCAACTGAACAAGCGACCCGAGAGGAAATCGCCGACCTACACGCCGCAGGACTAACGCTAACTGAACTGGCGGCCATTTATGGCAGGGATCGCGGAACGATTAGAAGATGGGTCAATCCCGAATACCGCCGGAAAGACAATGAGCGACTTCGGATGCGAAGGGCCGAAAAACGACTTGAGAAACGCAGGCAACTAGAGAGTCGAATCGGACGCACAATCGCCAAACGAAAAGACCCGGTCTCTGACGCCTACTCGATGATCCGCAAACTGACGCAGGTCGTCGATCAAGGCAAGGCCGAAGTCCAGGATCGGGAAGGCAAGGAGGCGCTCCGCAGGGCCGAAGACCTCCTCCATCAGGCCGACGCCGCCATCGTGAAGGCGCTCGGACTGAAATAGCCCGGACGGTTTAGCGGACTATCATCGCGTCCGGACGGTCCGCTATATTAGTTTTCGCGCAACCGCCTTCGGGCTAGTTGCGCCTACGGTCGGGCGCAGCTCCTCTCGGTTGACTTCACACTCCCCGAAGGGGCGCCCGACCTTGCCCCCGTCTCGTCTCCCTGGCCCCCGGACGGGGGAGTCTTCCAACACTCGACTCGCGAGGTCCCCCCGATGCCTTCCTACCCCGCGACCTTTCCGATCCGCGCCCGACAGGGTGCCACCTATCGGCGGGTCTTCACCTGGACAATCGACGGGACCCCGGTCAACCTCTCGGGGTCGACTGCTCGGATGGAGGTCCGGAAAAAGGCCTCCGCCTCGACGGTCGTCCTGACCGCGACCCCCTACATCACCCTCGGGGGATCGGCCGGCACCGTTGACCTGAACATTCCGGCCTCGGTCCTCGCCGCGATCGCGCCCCGGTCCGGCGACTCGTCCTATGTCTACGACCTCGAAATCGTTACCGGTTCGGTCGTCACGACCCTCCTCGCGGGGCGGTTCTTCGTCGCCCCCGAGGTGACGAGGTCGTAATGCCGACCGGACGGATCGAGGTCTCCGAGACCGAGGTCGAAGTAGTAGAGGGGACCGGGCCGGACGTCACGATCGAAGTCGTCGAGCAGGCCGTCGTCATCTCCGAGGCCGTCGTCGGCCTCCAGGGGACCTCCGGCGATAAGCACTACCAGCACGTCCAGTCGACCCCCTCGGCGACGTGGTCAATCACTCATAACCTCGGGAAGCGGCCCTCGGTAACCGTCGTCGATAGCGGCGGCAACGAGTGGATTACGAAAGTCGAACACGTCTCGGATAACGCCCTCGTCATCCGATTCACCGCCCCCTTCTCTGGCAACGCATACCTGAACTAAGGAGCCCCGCCTTATGGCCGTCACCTTCGGAAGCCCGATCGACCTCGGGAAACTCGAACTCCAAAACGCCCGAATACAGAACCTCGCCTCGGCCCCTGCCTCCCCGGTCGAGGGTCAGGTCTACTACAACACGACCGACGATAACCTCTATGTCTACGCCGACTCGAACTGGGTCGACCTCACCGCGCAGGGGGTCACTTACACCGCCGGGTCCGGGATCTCGATCGCCGGGACGACCATCTCGGCCGACACCGGGACCACCTCGGGCAAGGTCGCAGCCGGAGACGACTCCCGGTTCCCCTCGACCGACGAGAAGGCCGCCCTCGCCGGCACCTCCGGATCTCCTTCCACCTCGAACCGCTACGTCACCGACGGGGATAGTCGCCTGACCAACTCCCGGACGCCCTCGGGCGCAGCCGGGGGAGACCTGACCGGCACCTATCCGAACCCGACCATCGGGACCGGGGCGGTCACCTCCTCGAATATCGCGGACGGGACCATCGTCGACGGGGACGTCTCGGCCTCTGCCGGGATCGCGACCTCGAAGATCGCAAACTTCGATACGCAGGTCCGGTCCTCGCGACTCGATCAGATGTCCGCCCCGACCGCCTCGGTGTCCCTGAACTCGCAGAAGATCACCGGCCTATCCGACGGGACCGCAACGACCGACGCGGCAACCGTCGGCCAGGTCCAGGCCTCGGCTAACGGCCTCGACGTCAAACCTTCAGTCAGGGCGGCGACCCTCGGATCAAACATCACGATCGCGACGGCCCTAACTCCTAGCAGCACCCTCGACGGCGTCACCCTCGCCGGAGGCGACCGGGTCCTCGTAAAGGATCAGACCGACCCGATCGAGAACGGGATCTACCTCGTCGGGTCGACCCCCGCCCGGGCCTCCGATGGCCTCTCCGGGGGAGCCTTCGTATTCGTCGAGCAGGGGACCACGAACGCAGACACCGGATGGGTCGTGACCACGAACGGCGCGATCACCCCCGGGACCGATGCGAATGTTTGGGCGGTCTTCTCCCGGGCAGGCGAGCTGATCGCGGGCTCCGGCCTGACAAAGACCGGCGCGACCCTGGCCGTCGATTCATCCGTCGCCCGGACTACCGGCGCCACCTTCACCGGCCCGGTCGAATCGTCTCACGCGACCTCCCCGGCCTACAAGGTCACGACCGGACACGGATCGGGCGCAGCCTTCGACGCGAACTCCGAGGGGAAGATCGTCAACCTCGTCGATCCGACCTCGGCGCAGGACGGCGCGACTAAGGCCTACGTCGACGCGCAGACCGGGGGCGGCACCTACGCTGCCGACATCGGCAACGGGTCGGCGACGACGATCACCGTCTCGCATAACCTCGGGACCCGGGACGTCATCGTCCAGGTCTACCGGACCTCCGGCGACTACGACGAGGTCATCGTCGAGACCCGCAGGACCTCGACGAGCGCGATCGACCTCGTCTTCGCTACCGCTCCGACCTCGAATCAGTATCGGGTGGTCGTCCGGAAGTAATGCGTTATCTCGGGCCGAAATCTGCGAACGAGAACCTCGCGACGCAGGCGGACAAGGTAACCCTTCTGGACTCGCAGACCTTCACCTCGTCGACGACCTATTCGATCCCGACTGGGGCAAAGGTAATCGTCGTCGAGACCGTAGCGGCCGGAGGGTCGGGGGGATCAGGGTCCGGGGCCTCTAACTCCTACGGGGGCGGCGGAGGGGCCGGAGGCGGTATCTACCGCGACGTCCTGACCGGCGACGAGGTATCCGGTTCGGTGACCGTAACCGTCGGGGCCGGAGGAGTAGGACCGAACGGGGCTAACCCGTCGGGGACCGGCTTCCACGGCGTAAGGGGCGGCCTCTCCAGGTTCGGCCCCCTCTACTACATAGGCGGCGGCGGAGGGTTTAACGGCGGGGCATCTACGGGATCGGCCCTCGGCGGCGTAGGGATTACGCAGCAGATAAACCCGGCTACCGGCAGCGGCGGAACCGCCGCACTCGCCGGAGCAGGAGCGGCCGGTTCTAAGGGCTACAAGGCAGCCGGAGGGGGAGGAGCAGGGGGAGGAGTCGCCGCGACTCCGACTACCGCCTTCGTAGGAGGGGCGGGAGGTTCTTACGAGACCGACCCGACGAACATCTTCACAGCGGCCCGGACTGCGGCCGTCGCGACCGGGGGAGGCGGGTCGGCAGGAACGGCCGGGACCGGCGCTACCGGAGGAGCGGGTGGCAACGGATCGACCTCGCAAGGAGGAGGCGGGGGAGGAGGGGGAGCCTCGACCTATTCGGCCGGAGCAGGCGGGAACGGAGGGGTCCCCGGCGGAGCAGGCGGAGGCGGAGGAGCAAGCGCCGGATCGTCAGGAACAACCGCCGGTAAGGGCGGCGACGGAGGCAGGGCCGAGGTAAAGGTCTGGGTCTACGGATGATCTTCCTCGAATACAACGCCGAGACCGGCCTGATCGTGAACGCGATCGTCTACGACGGGACCGATGACTACACCCCGCCCGAAGGCCTCGCCCTCGTCGAGCGTGGGGACTCCGGAGCGTGGATCGGGTGGACCTACGACCCCGAGACCGAGACCTTCACCGCCCCGCCCGAGGAATGACCCTCCAACTATCCCCCTACCGATACCGCCGGCAGATGCCGACCCCCCGACCCTGGCCGACCTGGACCCTAGATCGGGCCGACACTCGGCAGGCGATCTATCACCTGGTCAGGACCGAACCGAGGACGGCGGCAGACATCGCAGGGGATACCGGCCTACCGATCCTCGACGCGGTCGACGAGCTGCGAATCCTCGAAGGGTTCGAGGTCATCCGACACCGGGCCGACGACCTCGGGGTTATCAGGTGGCACCACCGCCCCGGTAATCCGTGGGACCAGAAGGACCCGCCGTTCTAATGCCCCGAACGATCTGTCAAATATGCGCCCGACCTATCCCGTCCGGCTCCCGATGCTCGGATCACCCCCGACCGCTTAGGGGATCGTCGAGGAGGTGGCGAGGCATACGCGCCCGGATACTCGACCGCGATAACCGGATCTGCCGATACTGCGGAGATACCGCTACGCACGTCGACCACGTCGTCCCGGTAGACCGAGGCGGCAGCGATGACCCGACTAACCTCGTCGCGGCCTGCTCCCGGTGTAATACGGCGAAGGGAAACCGGACCCCGGGGGAGTGGAAAGGGCCGACGGTCTAGGGAGTCCAGGGTCGCGATCGGCCCCGAGGACGACCCCGGAGCATACCGAGTTTTTGGGGGGGCCGCTGACGGACACGCGTCGGATGGTGATATAAAAAAAATCGGGTCTCTGAATCCCGCGTGTAGAGCCAAATGCTGAAACCCCGGAGGCCCGGAAATGACCCCCTCGCAGAAAAAGTCAGGGCGGAAATCGGCCCCGAGGGTCCCGAAGGCGATCCCGGCCCGGTCGAGGTGGAGGGCGACCCGCTCCGAGATCCTCGCCCGCCTCGGCGAACCGACCCGCCTCGAAACCGAACTCACCGATCGCCTCGTCCTGAACCTGATCGAGGCCGACCGCGCCCTGACCGATGCCACGAAGGACCCGATTCAGACCGGCTCCCGGGGGCAGTTGGTCGAGCATCCCGGTTTTCGGATAGCGGCCCGATGCGAATCGACCGCCCTCGCAATCGCGACGAAGTTAGGAGTCCTCGACGTTGCCCGACCGAACTCCGAAGACACCACCGAAAAGGAAACGGCCCCGGTCGACCGGGTCGAGGACGAACTCGCCGCAATCCGGAAACGGAAAACGACCGCCTGAACTCGCGACCTTCGAGCGGTTCTGCCGGGAGATGGTGCTACCCGACCGGACCCCGTTAGAGATCGAAGACTTTCAGCGGCAGCTCCTCTCCGACTACTTCGAGGGGGTCCGGGAAACCCTGATCCTGATCCCGAAGAAGAACGGGAAGACGACACTCCTCGCCGCCCTCGCGACCTATCATCTACTCACGACCCCGGACGCCGCCTGCTACGTCGGAGCCTCGTCCCGGGAGCAGGCCCGGATTCTCTACGACGAGGCCGCCGGCCTGATCCGTCGGTCCGAATGGGTGGCCGAGCAGGTGAAGGTCCAGGCCGGGTATCTGCGGATTCTGAACCGGGCCGACTCGGGGTTTATAAAGGTCCTCGCCGCCGATGCGAACACGGCCGACGGGGTCATCCCGACCCTCGCCCTGATCGACGAACTTCATCGCCATAAGACCGGCGACCTCTACGCCGTATTCCGGGACGGCCTCGGCCCCCGGTCCGGGCAAATGGTCACGATCTCGACGGCGGGCGACGACCTCGACTCGCCCCTCGGAAAAACCCGGGCCTCGGCCCGAGCCCTGCCGGGATTCACTAAGGACGGCGCCTATCACTACGCCCGATCCGACGCCCTTTCCTTTCACGAATACGCCCTCGAACAGGAGGACGATCGCGACGACCTGGACCTAGTGAAGACCGCTAACCCGGCCTCCTGGCAGACCGTCGACGAACTCGGGAAGCGGCACTCCTCCCCGACTATGCGATCGTGGGAGTGGGCGCGGTTCGCCTGCGGGGTATGGGTCTACGGCGAGGACACCGCGATCTCGGACACCGAGTGGGCGGCCTGCGCCGATCACGACGCCGAGATCCCGGCCGGCTCCGACGGGGTATTCCTCGGGGTCGACATCGGACTCCGGCGTGACACGACCGCCCTCGTCCCGGTATGGCAGGCCTCCGACGACGACCCGATGATTATCGGATACCCGACCATCCTCCACCCTCCGGAAGGCGGCTCGGTGTCCTTTCAGGAGATCCTTCAGGCGATCGAGAACTACTCGGCCCGATACCCGGGTCTGACCGTCGTAATCGACCCGAACGCAGGCGGGGAACTCGTCGCCGACCGGATCGAGAATGACCTCGGTCTCGACGTAACGATCTACTCGCAGCAACCGCGCCCGATGGCACTCGCGGCGCAACGCCTAACGACCGCGATCGCGAATCGGGCGATCCGGCATCCGGACCATTCAGAACTGAACCGGCACGTCCTATCGGCCGTCCCGAAAACCGTCGGCGAGTCGTGGCGGTTCGGGAAGTCGTCGAAGCGGTCGGTCCCGAACGACGGCGTCATCGCCCTGGCGATCGCCGTCTCACAAATAGCGGCCCCGGCCGCCGGACCCTCGGTTTACGAGGAAAGGGAACTCGTCGTCTTATGACCTTCATCTTCCTACTCGGCCTCGCGGCGATCGTCGCCGGCACCGCCCTCATCTATCCCCCGGCGGCCCTGATCGTGGCCGGTGTCATCGCGGCAGGCGTCGCCCTCCGGCTCGGTGAGACCGAATGAGTCTCCTCGGTCGTATTCGCGGCGAAACGCGGTCAGGGTCGATTACGGCCCCCCCGACGTGGCTGATCGAGGCCCTGAACCCGGGCGGGAAACTGATCGGGAAACCGGTCACCGTCGACTCGGCCCTCGGCCTGGTCCCGATCTACTCGGCCGTCTCCCTGATCTCCGGGGCCGTCGCGACCCTGCCCCTGGTCGTCTATGCGAACGACGAACGGGTAACCGACCTCCGAGCCGACCTCCTCCACCGGCAGCCGAACCCGGAGATGGCAGCCGACGAGGTATGGGAGATCGTGACCTCGCACCTCCTCCTATGGGGGAACGCCTTCCTCTACAAAAAACAGGGACCCCTCGGGGTCTCCGAACTCTGGCCGATCTCCCCGCGCCGGGTCACCGTCTCACGGATCGACGGGGTCCGGACGTTCTTCGTCGAGGGCCGCCCGTTCTACGAGGACGACATTCTCCATATTCGCGGCCTATCCGAAGACGGGCTCCTCGGGTATTCACCGGTCCAGGTCAACAAACAGGCGATCGCTAACGCCCTAGCGCAGCAGGGGTTCGTCGCCGAGTTCCTAAACGACGGCGGCCGGCCGTCGGTCATCCTCCGGCACCCGCAGCACCTTTCCACCGAGGCAGCTCGTCGCCTAAAAGCGTCGTGGGACTCCGTCGGGTCCGGCGGGACCGCCGTCCTCGAGGAAGGTATCGAGGTCGAGCGGTGGACTATGCCCCTGGCCGACGCGCAGTTCGTCGAGCAGCAGCAGTTCTCCGACCTCCGAATCGCGCAAATGTTTAACCTTCCCCCGTCGAAACTAGGCGCGAAGTCGGGCGACTCCCTGACCTATTCGACGACCGAGCAGCAGGGGCAGGACTTCGTCACCTATTGCCTCGCCCGATGGCTGAAACGGATCGAGGCCTCCCTTCGCCGAGATCCCGAGATTCTTCCCCCCGGCTACGAACCGGAGTTCCTCGTCGAGGGGCTCCTCCGGGCCGATACCAAAACCCGGTTCGAGGCCTATCGGGTCGCGATCGAGTCCGGGTTTATGACGATCGACGAGGTCCGCACCCGCGAAAACCTCCCGACCCTCGACCTTCCTCAGATTGGAGAAAACAGTAATGACCCCTCCGCATAACCCGCCCGCCCCGGTCGGCCTCGCCGAGATCCGGGGCCTCGAACTTCGCGACGCCGCACCCGACCCCGACACCGGGGCCGAGCGGTTCGAGTTCGTCGGTCACGCCGCCGTCTTCGACTCCCCCTCCGAGAACCTCGGGGGATTCAGGGAGACGATAAAGCGGGGAGCGTTCCGGAACGTCCTCGATCAGGACGTCCGCCTGCTCGTCAACCACGACCCGAATATGCCCCTCGCCCGGGGTGACGCCCTGACCCTGAACGAGGACCCGACGGGCCTCCAGGTTCGGGCGCTGATCCGGTCCGACCTCTCCTACGCCCGGGACCTGCGGATCAACCTCGAAGAAGGCAACGTGACGCAGATGAGTTTCGCCTTCGGGTCCGACGTCGAGGACGAGTGGACCGAGGGGACCGACGGGGTCCTGATGCGGACCATCCGGCGGTTCGGGTCTCTGTTCGACGTCTCGCCCGTCACCTACCCGGCATACCCGGCAACCGACGCCGGCCTCCGGGCCATCTCCAGACTTACCCGAGGGGAACACCTCTCGGACGAGGAGTGGGAGGCGATCTCCGCCCTCCGCTCCGACTCACCGACGCCCGGTTCGACCGATGGCGACGACGTGGCCGATGCTCCGGAGCCCGTCGTCGAGCCCGTCGAGACCGACGAGCAGGCAACGGTCGAGGAAACCGACGACGACGGAGCCGGTCTTACGACCGAGGCCGCCGCTCGCCGACTCCGGCTCCTGGCACATAGGGCCAGGGCCTAACGACCAACAACACGAAAGGAGAAACGCGAAATGAGCGTTTCTATCATCGAGGACCTCCGCGCTAGGCGGAAGGGCCTCCTGGACGAGATGCGGAGCATCCAGTCCACCGCCGAGGCCGCTGACCGCGACCTCACCTCCGACGAGGTTCAGGAGTTCGAGCGCCGGGAGTCTGACTTCGACGCCATCTCCGGCAGGATCGACCGCCTCGAAAAGATGGAAGGTTACGCCGTCGACTCGCAGCGCGAGAACCCGGCCCTGACCGACACCGTCGAGGACGACGCCATCTCCGCCGACCCCGCCGAGGTTCGGGAGATCGAGCGCCGCGCCTTCGAGAAGGTCCTCCGCAACAAGGGCGACCTGTCCCGTCTCGACCGCGACGAGCGGGCCGCCCTTCAGGTCGGCACCGACTCCGAGGGCGGTTACACCGTCCCGGACGCCTTCGAGCGGCAGATCATCGAGTCGATGAGGGAGTTCGGGGTTATAAACGCCCTGGCGACTCACATCGTCACCGGTGACAACGGTCAGGTGACCATCCCGACCGTCGCGACCAACTCGACCGCCGCGTGGACGGCGGAGGAGGCCAACTACACGCAGTCCGAAGGCACCTTCGGGCAGGTCGTGCTGAACGCCTACAAGGTCGGCGTCATCTCGCAGATCTCTGACGAGCTGATTACCGACTCGGCGTTCGACCTCCTCTCCTGGCTCGCAAAGGACCACGGCGAGGCGCTCGGTCTGAAGACCGGGGAGGCCTTCGCAACCGGGGCCAGCAATGCCACCGACAAGCCGCGCGGACTCGTCAACAAGGCGACCGTCGGTGTCACGTCGGCAGTCAACACCGGTTTCACCGCCGATGAACTGATCGACCTCCAGCACTCGGTGAAGGCCCCTTACAGGGCTAACGCCTCCTGGCTGATGAACGACGCGACGGTCAAGATCGTCCGGAAGTTCCAGGACCAGGACGACCAATACATCTGGCAGCCCGGTCTTCAGGCCGGATCGCCGGATACCCTGCTCGGCCGGCCGGTCTACACCGACCCGTCGATCGACACCGTCGCCGCGACGAAGAAGGTCATCGTCTTCGGCGACATCGAAAAGGCCTACGTCATCCGTGACGTCGAAGGCGTGACCGTGAAGATCCTATCGGAACTTTACGCCGCCTCGGGCCGGATCGGTTTCCGGACGAGCCTCCGCACCGACGGAGACCTCCGGGACTCCGAGGCCTCGAAGGTCCTCGCGATCAAGGCCTAGTCCGCCTCTAACGGACTCACGGATTCAGGCGGGGGGTTTCGGCCCCCCGCCGGTTTCCGGCCCCTGAAACTTCCCCCCGAAAGGACCCCCGATGAAGGTCAGAATGACGACCGGGTTCGGAACTGCCGACCGGAACTATCACGCAGGCGAGGAGATCGACCTCGACACCGACGAGGCTAAGGCACTCGTCGAGGCCGGGTTCGCCGAGCCCGTCGGGTCGACCCCTGCGAAGCGGGCCTCCACCCGTAAGGCCCCCGCAAAGAAGAAGGCAGAATGACCCCGACCCCCTCGACACCGACGAACTGGACCCCTCCGGCCCTCGTCACCGTCGCCGAGGTGGAGGACTTCGTCTCCGACGTCGGCCTCCTGGACCTCGACACCGACAAGGTCGAGGACACCCGCGACTATGCCATCGCCCGGATCGAGGACGCCTGCGGCGTCGCCTTCGTCGAGCGGGAGGAGGTCGAGATCGCGACCGGCCGGGACGGGTTCGCCCTGCTATCCCGGCCCCGGGTCATCGAGGTCCTGAAAATCGACAACGTCTCGGCCGTCTCCGGTCCCTACCCCGAGGGACGGATACCCCTCGACGACGGGGATCACTCGATCCTCTATCGCCACGGCTACGAGACGACCCCCCTCCCGATAAAGCGGGCGGTCCTGCTACTGACCCGTCATTACCTGACGATCGACCCGACCGACATCGACGAACGGGCCACCTCGAAGTCAACCGAAATGGCCTCCTGGTCCCTCGTCACCCCGGGGGTCCGGGGCGCGATCTTCCCGATCCCCGAGGTGAATCAGATCGTCTCCGACTATTCCTACGCCGGGGACGTGGTCTAGTGACCGCACTCCCCGAGGTGGAGGCCCGACTGTTCGACCGGATCTCCGACGCCCTGGCCGATGAAAAGGTCCGGGTCGTGGTCGGCTACGCCGAGGCCCCAGAACTCGTCGCGATCTTCTCCTCGGAGTTCGATCGGGACTACCGGCTACTCGGCCCGAACCCCGTCCCCCTGGAGGAACGATTCAGGGTGGAAATGATCGTGGAAGTTCTCCGGCCATCGGGTCGGGATATGCGCCCCGCCTCCGATCGAGCGTGGGAGATATTCGCCCTCGTCGAGGCTGCCATCCGGGAGGACGACGACCTCGACTCGATCGCCTTCGACTCCCGGTTCGAGAAGGGCGCCCGGGAGTTTTTCCAGACTGACAAAAAGCAGGGAGCCCGGATCAGGGTCACCCTCGCCGGGACTGCCCGGATCTAAACGAAAGGAGCGGCCGTGAAGGTTCGCTACACGGACGGCCCCGACTGCCTCCTGATCGCCGAGATCGGCGTAAAGGTCGAGCGCGGGGAAACCGTCGAAGTCCCTACCGAGGTCGGCGAGAAACTCGTCGAGCAGGGATGGGAAACCGCAAAGTCAACGACTAAGAAGAAGGAGTCCAACTAATGGCTCACGGATCAGGACTCGACGCGCAGCTCGGCGTCGGAGTCGAAAGCACATACGGGACCAGGGTCGCACCGTCGACCTTCCTCCCGTTCGAGTCGGAGTCCCTCTCCCTGACTCAGGAATACATCGCCAACCAGCCGCTTATGAGTGGGGTAATGGTCCAGCCCGAGGGCTACCACGTCTCCTCGACTCGCTCGGTGGAGGGTTCGATCGAGATGCTCCTCCACGATCGCGGGATGGGGAAGATCCTGAACCTCCTGACCGGTTCGACCGTGACCCCGGCAACGCCGGCAGGCGCGACGAACGCCCGGACTCAGACCTTCCCGATCGGACTCACCTCCCCCGTCGGTAAGTCGGTTTCGATTCAGGTCGGCCGTCCGGACACCTCCGGGACCGTCCGCCCGTTCGACTACCTCGGCGCGAAGATCACCGAGGCCACGATCGCAGTCGAGGCAGGCGAGGCCGCGACCCTCTCCCTCTCGGTTGACGCCCGGGATGAGAAGACCGACCAGACCCTCGCGACCCCGACCTACTCCGCCTCGGCGAAGCCCTACGGGTTCAAGAACTGGTCAATCACGGTCGGCGGCAGCGCCGCCGCGAACGTCCGGTCCCTGACGATCACCGTCCCCCTCGGGATGGCGGTCGACCGCTACCACCTCGGGAACTCCGGCGTGAAGGACGAGCCGCTCCTGAACGCGCAGTCGGAGATCGCGGTCTCCGCGACCCTGGAGTTCGCATCCCTCGCCGATCACAACCGGTTCAGGAACGAGTCGGTCGTCGCCCTAGTCGCCACGGCGCAGAACGCCCTGATCGAGTCGACGCACTACTACTCGACCACGATCACCGTCCCGGCCGCGAAGCAGGTCTCCTCGAACCCGGTCGTCGCCGGACCCGACCTCGTCACCTCCGACGTCGAGTTCCGCGCCCTCTGGAACGGGACCGACGCGCCGCTGACGATCGTCAACAAGAACACGGACACCTCCCTCTAAGGATGGCAGTCCCCCGGCAGCCTTCATCCGTCTATCGGCGGCAGGCAGGCTCGGCCGGAACACTTTCCGGGACGCGGAAAGACCTCGCGATTCAGATCGAGGGTCTCTCCGCGTTCCGGAAGGCACTCCGAGAGGTATCCCCGGACGCCGAGAAGGAGTTCGCCCGGACCCTGCGGACCTATGGAACGAGGGCCAGGGATCGAGCCCGGAGCCGCGCTCCGGTTCAGACCGGCGCCCTGCGGAAGTCGATCAAACACTCGGTCACGAAGACGCAGGCCTCGGTCTACTCAAACCTCGTCTATGCCCGGGCGCACGAATGGGGCGCCTCCGGTCAGGCGAACTCGCAGATCCAACCGCAGGGAGTCCCGATCGCGATCCCGAAGTCTCAGATGATCGGGAACGCCGTCTACTTCTACCGGAACTCCCTCGGCTACGACCTCGCGAACCTCGTCAACAAGACCGCGAAGGCGAACGGGATCGACACCGGCCCGACCGTCCGACAGTCCCGATGGGGCGGCGGGAAGGTCATCCGGTCCTCGAACTGACCCGAACTTTCTAAACGTGGCCCGTCCGGTCGTCTTCGGCAGGACCGGGCGGGTCGCGAACTGCCGATAACTGCCGACCGAAGGAGAAGCGATGAAGACCATCAACGCCGCGACCGATCTATTCGAGTCGATCGAAGTCGACCTATGGGGGGCGAAGTTCGCAGTCGTCCAACCGACCAGGGCCGTCGAGCGAAAGATCATCGACGCCCTGAAAGCGGTCGAGGACATTCCCGACGACGCCGACGAGGACACCGTCTTCGACGCCCTCGCCGGAATCCTCGACCTCCAACTCGACCCGATCCCGGGCGAGGATGGCAAAAAGACCCGAGCGAAAACCGTCGTGAAGAACCTCTACAAAGAGGAGAAGATCGGGATCGCTCACCTCGAACGGATGTTCGAGATCATCGCCGACCAAAGGGCCGAGCGCCCTTCCTGACAAGGGCGGAGGAGGACGAGTTTTATCTCCTCCGCCGGTATTGCGGCCTCTCGGTTTACGAGGTCGAAAACCTCCCGATATGGGAAGTGGATCTACTGATCGCCGGTATCCGGCGGGAACTCTCGGAAAGGTAGCGGCCTAGTGGCGAGGAACACCGGCTCACAACTCAGGGTTTCCTTCCTCGTCGATACCGGCGGCCTGCGGTCCGGGTTTCAGAAGGCGACGAAGGAGACCGACCGGTTCGGGAAGGCCTCGAACCGGTCGGCCCGGGCGACGGCCGGCCTCGGGTCGGCACTCCGGGGGGCCGCCCTCGCAGCGGGCGGGGCCGCCGCCGCTTACATCTCCATCGCGCAGGCAAAACAGGCGATCACCACGACGCAGGAACTCGCCCTCGCGACCTCGGGCCTGAACCGAAACCTCGGGCTCGCAACGACCGAGGCCTCGAAGTGGGCGGCGGTCACCCGCGCCCGGGGGATCGACTCGAAGACCCTCACGATGTCCTTCACCGCCCTTTCCCGGGCGATCGACGGGACCCGGACGGGAACCGAATCCGCACTCCGGCCATTCCAGGCCCTCGGGATCTCGCAGAAGGAGCTGACCGCAACCGGCGGGAACTTCCAGAAACAGATCCTCCTCGTCGCCGACGCCCTCGGGGACGCGGAAGGCTCCTCGACGAGGCAGGCCTCGGCCGCGAAACTGCTCGGCCGTGGCTACCGCGACCTCCTTCCTTTGTTTACCGAGGGGTCGAAGGGCCTCCAGGAACAACTGAAATGGGCGGACGAGTTCGGCGCGACGATGGGGAAGGGGACCGTCGACGCGATGATGAACTTCACAACGGCGCAGCGGCGGGGCCGCGTTGCCATTATGGGACTTCAGATCGCGTTCGCACGTTTCGCGACGCCCGCGATAACCGAGGCAATCGAAGGCCTCGGTCAGTTCGCAGCGGTTCTGAATGACCCTTCCCTCACTAAGGCGCAGAAACTAGACCGGCTCCGGCAGGAGTTCGAGCGTCTCCGCGATCGGGTTATCTCGATCATCGGCGACCTCGTCCCGATCGTGGCGCAGTCGGCCGGCGAGATCGGGGTCGCCCTGGCGCAGGGGATCGCGAAGGGTTTCCTCGAAACCGGCATCCTCGGAAAGGTCGCGATCTCCGCGTTCTTCATCCGAGCGATGGGCGGACCCCGGGCGATCATCACCGCCGGGGCAGCGGCCGGAGCCCTATTCGCAAAGGGTCAGGCGGCGGCGATGACGAACGTCTACGCCTACAAGAACGCCCGGGCCGCCGGGTTCGGGGCGATGGCGAGTAGCGCGGCCCTCGGGACCTCGATCGCCGGAGGCCTCGGGAAATCCCTCGCCCGGGCGATCCCTCCGGTTATGGCCGCCCTCGCAATCGGCGACATTCTCCTTACCGCTATCGCCGGGGATATGAAGGGCGCGGCCGTAAAGGGCGGAGGAGCCCTAATCGGCGGAGCCCTCGGAGCCGTCTTCGGTCCGGCCGGTATCGCTATCGGCGCAGGCCTCGGCGCGATCGGGGCCGGGATGATTCAGGACATCGTCGGCGGGGCCGAGCGGGAGGCCCCGAAAATGCGCGAACGGATCACGGCGAGTATCGGCCGCCTGACGGCCGCCGCCGGTCGGGAGCAGGCCGCCTACCGGCAGCTCGCCTCGGCGTCCGGTTTCCTCGCCGACTCTCGGAAACGACAGAAGAACGCAACCGATCGGGTCCGGGATGCCGAACGCAAACTAGCCCGAGCCCGGGCTCAGTTTGGCCCGTCCTCCGAGGAGGCAATCAGCGCCGCCCGCCGACTGGCAAACGCGAGGCGCAGGGTCGCGAACGAGACCGAGCGGGTGAAGACCGCCGAACGAACCTATGGCGCACTCCGGAAGGCAACAAAAAATGATCTCCGGGCCTCGGTGAAGGATCAGAAACTCGAACTATTCACCCTGCGATCGAAGCAGCGCCGACTGGCCGGACTCGTCAACGACGGAAAGGCGAACCTCGAACAAAACCGCGAATACATCCGGATTACGAAGGCCGTCAACAAGGGGCAGCGAAACCTGAACCTTTCCTACCTGGAAGCGGGGCAGAAGGTCGGCCCGAAGTTCGCTAACTCCCTCCAGCGAATCAGCGGCCGGACCCTATCCCTGAAACGCGACGTCGCGAAACTTCGCTCCGGGATCGTTCTCAACTCTAAGGGGATGTCCGAGGCCTACGTCCGAGCCCTGGACCGGATGCTGAAAAAGACCGGGACCTCGATCACGATCCTAAAAAGCGATGCGCCGAACGAGGTCATCGGAGGAAACCGTCGAGGCGGTTCGATCACGGGATCTACTGGTCGATCGGTAATGGCCGCCGTCTCCCCGGGCGAAATGATTACCTACCGGGGCCGGGAGGTAATGGTCCCGGGCAAACCCGAACCCCGCGACTCGGTCCTGATGAACCTCCCGGTCGGGTCGAAGGTATTCACCGCCGACGGTCAGGCCCGCCTCGCGATGGGCGCGTCGGAGTCGCAGGCCCTACGGGATCAGGCTCCGCACTTCGCGGCAGGCGGGATCGTCCGGCCTCAGATGGTCGGCGGTATCCCCGGGCAGCGTCGAGTCGCCAACCGAGGTTTTGGTGTAGTTCACAAGGAGGCCCTCGCCTATATCCGCCGGAACTCCCTCGTCGACCTCGCCGGGGCCGAGCGCCTCGCCGCAAAGTTCGGCCTCCGGGTGTCCTCCGGCTACCGGCCAGGGGACGACGGTTTCCACGGCGTAAACCGCGCCCGAGACTTTGCCGGGGATGCCTCCGATATGTATCGGTTCGCGAAATACGTCGGGACCCGGTTCGAGTCGAAACTCCTCGAACTGATCTACTCGCCCCTCGGGTGGTCGATCGACAACTACCGACGAGTCCCGCCCTACGCCGTCGCGGATCACTACGACCACGTCCACCTCGCGATGCGGAAGGGTGGCCGGGTCACCTCGAACTCACCGCTGAAGAAAAAAAAGCGATGGGGGCCGAACCAACTCCATACCCTCGCCGCCGCCGTCGGGATGCCGAACCCCGGCCTAATGGCGCAGATCGCGCAGGGTGAGTCCGGAGGGCGGGCGAATCTGAACAACGCCGGCCTGAACTCGGACGGGTCGGTCGACTACGGCCTCTGGCAGATCAACTCCATACACGGGAAACCCGTCTCCGGGATGCTAAACCCGATACAGAACGCCCTCTATGCGAAGGAGATCCTCGCCTCGCAGGGACTAGGGGCCTGGGTCGCCTACTCGAACGGCCGATACTCCGGGTTCTCCCCGGGTCGGTTCGACGAGGCGTTCTATTACGACCTCCTCTACTCGGGCAAATCGCAGCGTCGAGCCCTCGGCGCAGCGAAGCGAAAGGCCGGACGAATCCCGGGCCTCCGGGCAGCGTTCCGCAGTCGCGGCGGCAAGGCAGGCACCGGTCGGAAACTGAACAAGGCGCAGAAGGCGGCACGAAAGGCCGTTCGACTCGCCCGCCTCGGTGACGTCGGAGGGTCCAGGGCCGCCGGTAAGCGGGCGCTCGGTCTCACGAAGGCAGCCGCCGGGGGGATCAACGCTCCCGGGGGTGGCGGAAACAACGACGACCGAACGCCGAAAGTCCCGGCCCTTTCCTACCTCGACCTCCCGGCCTCGGTTCGCCGGTCCCTTTCCTTCGACGACAAGATCGCCCTACTCGAACGGGATCTCGCAGTCGCCGCCGGGACCGCAACGACTAAGGATGACCTGGCCGTTCTAGATGCTCAGATCGGTCTCTATAAGGGCCTCGCGAACCGGTCGGCCCGGACAATCGCTCGGACCAATAACGCCCTCGCCGGGTTCACCGATAAGAAACTCGCCGCCGCACGTCGGAAGGCTAAATCGAAGAACAAAGACCGCCGGAAAGAGGGCAGGGCCTACCTCGCCCGGTATCGGAAACTCACCGGCCGACGGTCGACCGCGATCGGTGACCTCTCGACCGCCGAGGCCGGGATCACCTCGGCGAAGGAGGCGAAGGGTGAAGTCGGAGGAACTGCCGACCTTGCCTCGGCGATGGCCGACCTCGCCGCCGCGATTCAGGAGCAGAACGAGATCGCGAAGGGGGTCCAGGCGACCTCGTCTCGCGAGGCGATCCGGCTCCTCTCCGATGTCATCTCCGGCCAGATCGTCGGGAAACGAATCTCGTCCACGCCTACTCCGCAGGGGGTCCGCTACTAATGGCAGTCGAAGGCCTAACCCTTACCCCGCCGACCGGTTCGGCGATCGACCTGAACGGGACGAAATGGGGACTCGAAGCACTCGCGATCGGGCAGCCTGCCCGCCGGGAGGACCTGATCTCCTCCCTCGACGCCGACGGGGGACTCCCTGCTCGGGTCTCTCCTCGGGACGTCCGGGAGGTCACCGCGACCGTCCGCCTCCTCGACGCCGCGAATATGAACGCGGCCCTGAACTCGATCGCGGACCTCGAACGGGTCCTCGAATCCGCCGAACGCCTCGCCGCCTCGAACCCGACGAACCCGGTCCTCGACCTCGTCCGATT